GGTTTCAAGTTATGAATAACAACATTGAGCATTATCAACTCAATCAGTTCACTACTGAAAACGAGTGTAGAGAAGCTCTTGAGGATGCAAAAGTCTTGATAACGACAAGTCAAACAACGGTGTATTGTTTTGAGGTTATACCGCAATAAGAGGGGTGATTACGTTGTATATGACAAATACGGAAAAGTTGTTATAATAACGCACCACAAACGATATGCTGTAGAGTACGCAAGGAGTTTAGACGATGGCAGCGAAGAAGCTAGAAGATCAAAGTAAGTATGACGCTTACGACATGGATGGCGATGGAATTGTTTCTGACGCGGAGATGATGAAGGCCAAAGAGATTAGAGAGACTGAAGATGCGCTGCGCAAACACCTAGCTCAACTGCGCATGGCCCGTTGGACACTGATAGGCATGGGCGTCTTTACGGTTACAATGTTCTTTATACCTTTGGACCGTGTCACGGCACTGAGCGATATTTCTAACTTGTTCTACATTTCAGGTGCAGGCATAGTCGGTGCTTTCATGGGAGCAACAGCCTGGATGGGTAGAAAATGAGTATATTTACCGCCGCACTAGGACCGATAGCCAACCTCGCAGGCTCTTGGCTGCAAGGTAAAGCTGATAAAAACGCTGCCGCTGCCGAGTTAAAGTTGACCGAGGCTAAAGCCAAGGCACAGATACTTCTTTCTGAGAAGACTAGCGTTGCCGACTGGGAGCGCATCATGGCCGAGGGCGCAAAATCAAGCTGGAAAGACGAATGGTTTGTAATTGTGCTGTCAATCCCGTTGATTTTAGCCTTCATTCCCGGTGCAGAAGGGTGGGTAGATCGTGGGTTTGAGCAACTTTCCAAAGCGCCGGACTGGTATTTTTATTCGTTAGGTATCGCAATAAGCGCCAGCTTCGGTGTCCGGGGTGCGCAGGCTTTATTCAAGAGGAAGTAACATGACATACAAACTGGGAAACCGTAGTAACGAAAAGCTGGAGGGGGTTGATCCCACTTTGCAGGCTGTTGTTCGCATGGCTATTGGAATTAGCGAACAGGATTTCAGTGTAATTTGCGGACTAAGAACCCGCAAGGAGCAGGAAGCGTTGGTCGCGAAGGGTGCTTCGCAGACTATGAAGAGCAAGCATCTTGGAGGTTATGCTGTTGATTTAATGGCATATATTGACGGAGGCCGATGGGAGTTGAATCTCTATGATGAGATTGCTGACGCCATGAAAGCTGCCGCCAAGGATTGTGGTGTTAAGATTCGTTGGGGTGCGGCTTGGCACATCGATGACTTTGGGGCATATGAGGGCACAGCGGAAGAGGCTATGAACGAGTATGTAGACTTACGTCGTTCGCAGGGCCGTCGTCCCTTTATCGATGCGCCTCACTTTGAGATTATGGAGTAATTAGTATGCCTACAATTATGATCAGCATCCTTCCGGACGGCATGCCTGTCGATACGATGGAAGAGACTGAAGAGGGCAACTCTTGTCCTCTTCCTACCCAAGACGCCGACATGAACATGGAAAACATGGACATAGCGGAGTACGAGTACGGGTACAGGGAGCCCAACAGTTCGGTCGCTTTTCGCAATGATGAGAGTTGCGGATCTTGCGGCATGTATAACCAGTCCGAAAACATCATGGAGTGTATTGGTGACGAGTCTGGTGACACAGGGTATTGCCAACTGCTCAAGTTCGTGTGTAGTAGTGAGAACACATGCAACGAGTGGGTGGAAGGTGGTCCTATCACATCCGACCTACAAGGGGAATATAAGGATAACTTATAATGGATGTTGTCGATTGGGCAAAGTACATGTATAAGAAACTTGAAGAGCGGGAGAAAGATATCTCTGCTGCTCTTGCAAGCGGTGCTGTTAAAGATTGGGAACAGTACAAAATGTCTGTGGGGGAGATACGGGGACTCTCTTTCGCGCGTGAAGAAATCAAGTCCCTGCTGGAGAGAAACGTAGACGATGTCGAAGACCTTATATCTTCCTGACCACGTTGCGCAGAAAATTAACAAAGAAAAGAAAGAGGCATCTGCCGATTCTAGTTCTTTGAAAAGCGCATATGTTGACGCTAAAGAACGGGTACTAGACCCGTCCCTTTTAGACAAACCGCTACTCGAACGTCTCCCGCAGCCGACAGGTTGGCGGGTTTTAGTCATGCCGTATCAAGGCAAAGAAAAGACATCGAGTGGTCTCTACATTCCCGACGAGATTCGGGAACGTGAATCTGTGGCTACAGTTGTAGCTTATGTGATGAAGCTCGGACCCCTGGCATACAAAGATCCCGACAAGTTTGGCCCCGAGGGCCAGCCGTGGTGTAAAGAAGGTCAGTGGGTTTGTATCGGTCGTTATTCTGGCTCTCGATTTAAGATCGATGGAGGCGAGGTCCGCATCATTAATGATGACGAGGTTATCGCTACTCTACTAGAGCCTGACGACGTAAAGCATATATAGGGGGACAGGTTATGTCTGATGAAGAACAAGATATTGTAGTTGAGGAACCGGAGCAGCAAGAAGAAGAAGAGAAAACTTCTGTTGCCTCCGCTCCCGAAGAAAGTGAGTTAGATTCTTACAGCAAGGGCGTACAGAATCGAATTAAGAAACTCACGGAGAAGTATCGTCAAGAAGAGCGGGACAAGGCTGAAGCCGTCCGTGTTTCTACGCAACTTCTTGAGGAAAACAAGAAACTCAAGAGCCGGGTTCAGGCTTTGGACACAGGTTATCTAAGTGAGTATGGGACTCGGATTGAATCTCAAACTGACGCAGCCAAACGTGCCTACAAAGAAGCCTACGAAGCGGGCGACACGGATAGGATGTTGGAGGCTCAACAGGCTCTTTCTAATATCGCGATAGAAACACAGCGATATAACACTGCAAAAGCTCGTGTAGAACAGGCTAAGGTCCAAGTTCAGCAGCAGCAACAGCAACAGCCTGTACAAAAACCTGTACAACAGCAACAGCAAGCTGATCCTCGTGCTCAAGATTGGGCCACAAAAAACGATTGGTTTGGCAAGGACAAGGTTATGACTGCGGCGGCATTTGCTTTGCACAGTCAACTCACCGATGATGAAGGGTTTGACCCAAGCAGCGATGAGTACTATACTGAGGTTGATCGTCGTATTCGTGCGGAGTTTCCGCATAAATTTCAGACGGCTAAGAAATCGGGTGGAGGAAGCCAGGTCGCTTCTGCAGGTAACTCCGCATCCCGCAGCACTAAACAGGGGCGCAGGTCGGTCAAGCTGACGCATTCACAAGTAGCGATTGCTAAGAAGCTAGGCGTACCTCTTGAAGAATACGCCAAGTATGTGAAGGAGTAATAACATGGCTGATAGAAAACCTCGCGCAAGCGAAACCCGCGATACAGAAACGCGCAGAAAACCATGGGCACCGCCCAGTCACCTTTCCGCACCGCCCGCACCTGATGGGTTCGTGCATCGATGGATTCGAGTCGCAATGCGCGGCGAAGAAGACAAGATGAACGTAAACGCTAAGTTGCGTGAAGGTTGGGAACCAGTTCGTAAGGACGAGTACCCCAACTACGAAGCTCCTACTATTGACGATGGTCGATATGAGGGCATTATCGGACAAGGCGGACTGATGCTGTGCCGTATACCTGAAGAAACAGTAGCAGAACGAACTGCATATTACGGGGGCAGAACCCGCGAACAGATGACTGCTGTAGATCAGGACCTGATGAAGGAACAACATCCTTCAATGCCGATTCAGAACAATCGGCAAAGTCGTGTAACTTTCGGTGGTCGCGGTCGCGACTCCGAGTAATTGAAAAAGGATTGCTACGATGGCAAATACTAACGGTGCATTCGGACTACGTCCGGTTGGCGTCCAGGGTTCTGGCGCAAACACCACTGGTACAACCGAATATCGTATTGCTTCCGGAAACTCTAACGCGATCTATCAAGGTTCTCCTGTTATCCCGCTTTCAACTGGCTTTATTGACATTGTTGGCGCGGCTGCAGGGGGCACTGTGGGTCTTCTCGGTGTTTTCTGGGGATGTGAATACGTTTCGTCTACTACTGGTGAAAAGATTTTCTCAAACTCATGGCCCGGTTCTGGTGCGGATTCTAATCATCCCATCAAAGCCTTTGTCTATGACAACCCAAATCAAACATTTGTAATCGCATCCAGTGCATCGCTCACAAGCGAAGCTACTGCTCGCGGTCATGTGTTTGCTAATGCGAACTTTGCAGCGGCTACAAGTGGCGTTTCGTCCACTGGTATTTCTTCTGCTACGTTGGGTGTCAGCACAATCGCCACCACCGCTGCGCTTCAGTTGCGCATTGTCGGTATTCAGGACGATCCTGAAAACCAAGACTTCACAGCGGCTGGTATCCCCGTAATCGTTCGACTGAACAACAGCTTTAACTCCGGAAACGGTGCTATTGTTGCTGGTACAGTAGCGAACACAGGCGTATAAGGAGGTCTAACAAATGGCTATTTCACGCGCACAACTAGCGAAAGAGCTAGAACCAGGCCTCAACGCGCTGTTTGGTATGGAGTACTCCCGGTACGAAAACCAACACGCAGAGATCTTTACAACAGAGTCTTCTGATCGAGCATTCGAAGAGGAAGTTATGTTGTCTGGTTTCGGCGCAGCACCGACCAAATCGGAAGGTGGTGCAATTAACTTTGACGACGCTAACGAAGCATACACTGCTCGTTACAACCACGAAACAGTGGCGCTGGCATTCTCAATCACTGAGGAAGCTATCGAAGACAATCTCTATGATCGTCTTGGTTCGCGTTACACCCGTGCGTTGGCTCGTTCAATGGCACACTCAAAGCAAGTTAAGGCTGCTGCAGTTCTTAACAATGCCTTCACCGCTGGCGCATCTGCTGGTGGCGACGGAGTTGCTTTGTGTGCAACTAACCACCCACTTACTTCCGGTGGTACGTTTGCCAACGAACCAGCAGTAGCTGCGGATTTGAACGAAACATCTCTTGAAGATGCTTTGATCAACATCGCAGGTTTTGTTGACGAGCGTGGTCTTAAAGTTGCGTTACGCGGCATGAAGTTGATCCTCCCACGTCAGCTGCAATTCGTTGCAGAGCGTTTGATGGTTTCCAACTTGCGTGTTGGTACAGCGGACAACGATACTAACGCAATCCGTTCTATGGGGATGTTGCCTGAAGGCTATGCCGTCAACGACTTCCTTACAGATCCAGATGCGTTCTTCATCAAGACAGACGCACCTCGTGGTTTCGTCCACTTTGAGCGGACTCCAATGTCCACCAACATGGAATCTGACTTCGACACAGGTAACATGCGCTTCAAAGCGCGTGAGCGTTATAGCTTCGGCTTTAGCGATCCTCGTGCCGTGTTTGGTTCACCAGGCGCAGCCTAAGAATAGATACAGTTTGTATCTTGGGGGCAACTTCGGTTGCCCCTTTCTTTTTGTTTTATTCTTCTGTATTGTTTAGGCATCCCTGACAGTTGCATTGGGCGACTGACACCAGCCAAGACAGGAGATCAACATGGCTAATTCAACTTTTTCAGGTCCTATTCGGGCAGGAAACATTAAAAACACAACAGGAACTACTGTTGGTTCGGACATTGCCAACGTAGGCTATGTTGTAATGATGCAGACGCACACCATGGATCTTTCTGGTGGCGCGATTGCAGCGGGTTCGACTGACATGGTCATCCCAGCAAACTCAAAAATTATTGATTGTATTGTTGATCTATCAACAGCGGCGAATGCTACAACCAACATCAGCGTTGGTGACACCGTTGGTGGTGCAACTACAATCCTTAACACTTTGGCAACGGGCACGACTGCGGGTCTCAAGACTGTCACTACACAAGGTGGTGGGACAGGCGAGTGGGCTAACACAGGAACCTCGGATTTAAAGCTGACGGTTACAAACAGTGCAGCAACTACTGCGGGAGTTGCCGTAATTACAATCTTGTATGCACAGGCATATAACACTGTAATTCGTCCGTAAGGAGATAACTCATGGCAGGTCCAGTAACCGCATATAATTGGGTTCAAGGCACAACGGCTGCGATTGTTGGGCCTACTCGTTCTCGTCTTCGTCAGGTGGTTATATATGCTGCTGCCGCAGGCGCGTTTACGATAAAAAACGGCGATACCAACGGCACAGTTTTGCTGACTCAGACGTTTCCTACGGGGCATCACGTCATGAACATTCCTGACGACGGCATCATTGCCAGCGCAGGAGTGTACATTGATGCGTTCACGGGCTCGGCAAATCAGCTTACGATTATCTTGTCGTAGGTGTTGAGATGGTCGGGAGTGAAGTAACATCCTTTTACTCACAGACTTCGGCAGCGTTGGTTCAACGGCGCTGCCGGGTACAAGGTGTGCTTTTAACCTATGAATCAGGAGCCACAGGGCATGTCGTACTTTACGACAACGCTTCAGAAGCGTCCGGAAAGGTATTACTTAGAGTCGATGAAACTTCTCAAGGTATGGAAGAAATATTTCTTCCTGGGGACGGTATACTAGCTAAAAAAGGTGTCTACGCTTCGATTCCCAGTAACACTACCATATCAGTGATTGTGGAGTAGTTATGGCTAAGATCGACAAGTCCAAGATGAAATGCAACAAGCCAAAGCGCCAAATTTCTGGCGGCAAGAAGTCTGTTGTGAAGGCCTGTAAGGACGGCAAGGAGAAGATTATTCGTTTTGGTGATGCCAACATGACTATCAAGAAGTCGGATCCCAAGCGTAGGAAGTCTTTTCGGGCGCGGCATGGATGTGATACAAAGAAGTTAGATAAACTATCGGCCCGTTATTGGTCATGCAAGATGTGGTGATTGATTTGGATAAGAACGTACAACTTATTTTCTGGGGCGGCGCGGTTACACTTTGCACTGCAGGGATCGTGTGGATGGTTTCTACTTTGATCGCCGTAGACAAACGAACTGAAGTGATAGATGTAAAGCTAGATCACTTAGTCGAAGC